TCCAAAATTATCTGAGGCAAAGTAGTCTCTGTCCTCATTTCCTACCAGTATTTGCAGGTCTCTGTCTTGATTGTCTATCTTTTGTAAGATTTCTAATAATTGTTTTACTTTCATATTGTATAGTTTTAGGAATTAAAAATACTTGCTTTTGCCTTGTAGAATATCCATATGATTTTGTCTATCAATTCGATGTCTTCAAATTCTTTGATTTCATAATAAATAATTTTGTCCTGGATCATTTCATAATAAAAATTACTTAACGCATGATCCTCACAGCAGTATTCTTCCTTGAATAGTTTATAGTCATCACCTTGCATAAAGTTTAGAAGTAGCCGACCATTTTCGTGTTTTTCAATGTATATCCATCGGTCTGACGGCTGATGCCAGATGTGTTTTACTTCATAGATTGTACATTCTCTGGACTCCAAATTTAATGGGATGTCTTTTTTTCTGGTAATCTGTTTCATATTATATAGTTTAAATAAAGGCTTAATTGCCTTTGTGACTCAGATAGGACTCGAACCTATAACCGATACCTTAGAAGGGTATTGCACTATCCAGTTGTGCTACTGAGCCTCCTAGCCTATGCTAAGTGTGTTTTTTTAATCTCCTCTATCATAGCAACTACATTGCCACCAGTACAAGCCATTGTAGGCTCGTCACATTCATCCATCTTTACACCATCTTCAACATCCTCCAGAACAACACATTCATGAGTGCATTCTAAATCATCTCTCCAGAGATATGTTGTGTTCTCCTCCATGTATTTGAATAACTGGGTAAATTGAAGTTTTAAAGACTTGTACTTAGATTCGTAATCTGGGGTGACCTCTAAATTGCCTAGTCTATTTATATTAAGATTACCTATGTGATGTATACCATACCACTTACTACCAAGTTCCAATATATCCTCATCTTTATACGAGTGAAAGTCTGGATGATGTACTTGCATATCATCATCTGTTTTGAAGCATTCCTCTATGACTTTTACAGCCTCTAAGTTGTCATAGTATTTTAGACCATCTTCATGACTCTCGTCCTTGTATGGTTTACCTATCTCAATATGATACTGGTCATTGTCTATTACCTCAAACAAAATGCTGTTGTCATCTTCGTCCCATAGGACTTGAACCAGTTCCGTCCAATCATCTGTTCTGTTTACTACTACACAATCATCTTCTGAATAATGATATAAAGAGTATAGATCATTTAATTGAATTTCATCGCCATATTCTAGCGAGTTCAATAGTTGTACGTTAATTCCGTTTAGTGCTTTTTTTAAATACATATTATATAGTTTAAATTAATGATTAGTTGTGTAAAGACCTTGCATCCATAAATCGTAAATGTAGTCGTAATTAGAGCCTAACATTTTTGCTAGTTCTTCAAATAGTCTTTCTCTAACTAGGCTGTCGTGTACACCAATGTATTGGTAAACATCACCACCATTATGTAAGCAATCTATTAACGATACAAAAGTCGTTAAATTGATGTGTTGTCCCAATTCATCTGTTGGGTAGGTTTTCTGGTAAAATTTTCTAAGTGTTAACATATTATATAGTTTAAATAATGTGGCAATAATGCCCTTTACCACCAAAACCTCGCACATTTCTGTGCAAGGCATTAGCGATTGGTTGGTTTGCTTATGATACCAGTTGAGCAAACTTGTTAAAGACTTTCTGGTCTAGTCTCTGAAGTCCTCCAACATACTTAGATTCTTCTCTAGTTCTATCAGAACCACCTTTGTGAGTTGTGTAGTGTGTTACACCAGAAAACAATCCCCATAGCGTATCTCCCTTGTAAGACATTTCTTTTACAATAGATTGTACTAGGTCTTGTGTCTGGTTTAATTTTCTGGTAGAGTATTGCTCTTTTGCGTTAGCCTCTCCCATACTTACATCTACACCAGTAATCATGTTGATGGTTTCGTTCACTCGTTTTTGGGTGACCTTGTAATCAGTCATAGAAGAGAATATCTCAAATAAAGACTTGTCTGCTTTCTCCATGTTCTCTAGTATGCGTAGAGACCTAGCAATAGCATCTCTCATGTTACGAGTGTGACGAACTGAGTTTTCTAATTCTTTGCTGATAGCACTAAATTGGTTAGCACATGAGATAGTAGTACCAGTAGTTCCCCATCGTAATGAAGTAGAGCCATCATGTGAATTGATAGCAGTTGCTTTTCTGGTAATAGTATCGTCACCAATTTTAACTGGGTTTAGATCAACTTGTAACATAACTTTCCTACCTCCCTTAAATTCTGCACCATTAGATATTGGTTGCCCTATAGCATCTGCAATTTCTAATACAAGTTCAGCAAGTTCTGAATTCTGAAAAGTTTCGTACTGGTCTGTGAATGCTCCGAAGCAATCGTTGTTGTCTGTTCTTACTACACCATAGAAACCACTATCGATGATTTCGCTACCACTTGGATTGAAGTTTAGTGGATGCTTTGCTACGTTCCAGTTAAGATTGAATTTGTGCAGTAAGATTTCTGCTTGTGTTGGGTTTACACTTGTCAAGTTTGTGTCAATTAGTTGACCTTTTTCGTTTAAATACATATTGTATAGATTAAATTAATGTGGCATTATTGCCTTTACCACCAAAAACTCGCATATCTCTATGCAAGTTGTTTGATGGTTGGGTTGATATTATCTGTTGGGAGGTAATACGTTCTCCTCGTCTGCTAATACATATCTGAAATCAAATATGTAATCTTTAAGTGCATTTAACTTGTTGTCCATTTGTTCTGGAGTAAAGAAGTCTTTCTCAATGTGTAGGTCAGATAGATTAGATGCTATTCTCATTAGCACATCGTTTGTGCTTGGTGTCCATCTCTCTTTGTGCTTAGTCTCGAATTCTGAAATTTTCATAATATTATATAGTTTAAATGATTATTGATTAATTGTTGTTTACTAGTCTAATGAAAGCCATTGCATCTTTTTTATTGGTGAAGCAAGTTCCACCAGACCAAGTTTTGTTTTGCTCATCGTCAAACCATACGTTTTCTGGTTTTACATGGTACATGAAACTCACCGAGTGTTCACCATAGATGCTGTAGTTGATTTTTGCGTTGTGGACTAGGATTCCAGTGAAGTTTGGAAGTAATTGGGATTGTAATTCTGAGTTTAAATAGTTCATAATTTTAGTTTAAATGATTGATTTTCAGTGTGTTACTTATTTAATGTCGTGATTTAACTATCGTTCAACACTGCAATAATACAAAAAATAATTGAATTAACAATAGTGTTGATAAACTATCTGCTGTAGGTGTTTCTGGTGCTGAGGATTCTGGGGTGACCTTGAACTTATGTTAAATCTCTATAGGGGGAAGACAATTCTATATAAGACTATATAGTTATAAGAGTTCGACTTTGGTTGCGTTAGGTCTTACTATGTAGTATGCTGTAGATTTGCAATGAGTCTAGCCTATTACAAAAGTCTGGCTTTGCTGTGTGCCATCGTTTGCCATGCTTGGTGATTGCATATTGTTTTACATTGATCTTCTGCTGTACTGATAAGTCTATCCAATTATAATTTTTCATGCAGCAAACTTATGATCCTTTGTTGCACAAGTTCTGCACACATCTAAAAGAAAAAATTTTTCTGGGGGTGTGTTCTGGTGTGTTCTTATCAGATGGTTAGTGATTTGTATAGATTATGGCTTTTACTTATCAAATGATTTTGGGGTGACCTTAGTCTTATATTCCTATAGAGTAGTATAACATTCCCTAATAAGATAGTTATAGATACGTCTTAACTGCATACGTCCATAGATACTAATATTAAACTGCTGTTTGGTGTACTTGGCTCGTTTCGTTTGACGTTCTATAAAACCCTCGTTCAATAGTCGTTTGTGTTCTCTGTAGAATTGATGTGGTGATTTTATCTTGACCAGTTCCATCTTGTCTAGAAGTCTCAGCACCTGGTTAATCTCATAGAATGTAAACTCTGATTGACTCTCTGCTTCCACTATACTACATCCTAAAAAGATATAGATTGTCTTTGGTGTGAAGTCATTATCCAGACTGCGTAAGTATTTGTTAACTGCTTTCTGGTGACTAAACAACTCTCTTAATTTGTTACCTACTTTCATGTTGGTTTTGTTTTATGGTTTGATTTGCTGTAGCATTACTCCGTCTGTTTAAACGCATGGAAATTTTCTAAAGAGTTTAGATCTAAACATATTTACAAATTCATTTCCCATTTTGCTCTGGTATAAAATGAAATATCACAGCAAACAGAACAAGACTAGTGTATAACGTACTATGTATCAACGCTTTATGGTTACAAGTGCGATTCCTACTACGAATCCGATTTGATTTATAAAACCGAAAACATCGATGTACCCAGTTGCCAAAATCCGTTTCACTTTTCCGAGCCGAGCACCCTGTGGTATACTATTACCACATGAAGATGCCTACAACAAGTTTCTGAGCAAATTTAAGAAACTTTTTTTATTTTTTGGTGCAGTTATATCAGTATGTTTGAGATCGTTTCTTACACGCAAAATTTGGGGAAAGAAAAATGCAGTTCATTAATTATGTTATATATTAATATGATATAATATACTAGTATATAATATACTTATATATAATATACTAATAGGGTTGAGACTACCAAATAAAGTTTTGCAAGTCAATTTGTCTATCATAGGTAGCCAATATGTCTATCAGTTAATAAGGGTGTTAAAAAGTTGTTAATTAATTGCAATTAAACTATAGTTCAATTATTTAATTTAGTCAACATGAATATGATTGGTCAAAAGATAGCAGTTCGAGTCTCCAAAAAATACAATGACGAAGTTACATTCAACAACGGTTCAAAACTTTATTTAGATGTTACCTTTAATCCAGAGCACCATGTCACTATATGTGGAGAGGTCGTGGCTTTACCTAGAGGTGAGTGGTGTAAAGACACCCATGGTGATTTAATGGCACAAGAATTACAGATAGGTGATATTGTTTATTTCAATTACCTAACTGTAGATAAAGACAATTTGATTTTTGGTGAAGATGATATTTACACTGCTCAACTAGAGGATTGTTTTTGCTTTGTTCGTGCTGACGGTATAACTGCTATCTCCAATTATATTTTAGTTGAACCTCATGAAACAGCAGAAATGCATGGCACTATTTATTTAGGAGAGCCAAAGAGGAGTGAGGAAGAAGGTTATGTCAGGTTTGTAAGTAAGCCACTAAAAGACAAAGAAGATTTAGGTTTAGTTCCAGGTGATCATATAAGGTTTCATGAGAGGTATGCTTTTTTAAACACTATAGAGGGCAAAAAGTTTTATATAATGAGACAGGAAGATGTAATGGGTAAGATCGCAGAGACTATTGGAAGGGCCATTTGATATACCAAAATGTATAAGTGAACACGCTAAACTCTATGTTGATACAAGGGTAATGGCTAATCGTGATCATTACAAGAAACTTTACTGGAAATCCAGAAAGTACGAATATAAAAATCCGATATTGTTTGACCACCCAGTTGACAATGAATTCTACACAGACTTTAAAGGTATACTTGCAGAGTTACTGGTACGTCATAACTTTGATTTAAAAGGGACGAATTATACTACCTCAGCATTTGTTAAGGAGAAAGGTGTAAGTGATGCTGATCTTGTAGTCAATGACAATAAGATAGATGTTAAGGGATGTGAAAGATCACTCAAAGTAAATATGTTTACTATAGATAAACTAGATGTAGACTATGTTTTGTTCGTTTTATTTTTATCAGGACAACGATATGTGTTACTTAATTTTAAAAAGGAAGACATAAAAGAGTGGAAACTAGTTACAATTAATGAAAGAAATAAATACTACGAGTATAAAGTAGATAAACGTAAGTGGCGAATTGCCACCCCAAATTTAGATGAATAGTTATGTTAGAAAAGATCTTAGATAATTACAGTGATGAAGAGATATTAATGGCTGATGGTTTTGATGATGCTGTTATAGGTATTGAAATAAACAGTATGTGCTTAATATATTCTGTACATTTATGTCTTGAGATTTTAAAAGACCAAATGGATGAGACCGATGCAATGGAACATTTTACCTACAATGTATCTGGAGGGTATGTAGGTGAGAAAACCCCTATATGGTGTTGGGATATTTAAATACCCCCCAAATAAAAATTTTTTTAAAATGAGTAGACTAAAACTAAACCTCACAGATAAGTGTGCGATTGCAGTGATCGTGATTTGTGTTGTATGTATTGTTTTATTGTTATCTTAGTGAAGAAGCATACTAAGTTATACCATGATTATTTTATGCATGAACCTGGTGATTGGATAGGTTGCGAGGTATGTGATAGAACAGCAGTGGATATTCATCATATTGAGGCTAGAGGTATTGGAGGATCTAAAGAAAAGGACACCCCAGAAAATTTACAAGCGTTGTGCCGAGAATGTCACTCATACTTTGGAGATAAAAAACAATTTAAAAGACTACTAAAAACTATGCATTATGAAAAAATCAAAGAAACAATTAGAGAAAATGAGTAAAGGGGAGTTACTAAGTCATATACTAGACTTAAAGTTAGAACACCCATACCACCCAGATATTAAAAAATTACAGGCGATATACGAATTGAAGTTAGAGTCTGATTCTAAAGTTGGTTAATTAGTCTATCTATCTTATCAACCACATTTAATTTAATTCCATAAACGTCACTTGCATTAGAACTATCTAGAGCACCAAGTACATCTAGTAATAATTCTAACTTTCGCATAGTAATTACATCTTTAGTATCGTCTGAAGAAATTACATAGGGTTGATTGCCTTCCATAAACTATTTTTTGATTTTTTTAATCTTACCGTTATGTGTTCTAGCGAACACTGCATCTTTAGTTTCTCTGATCTTAGTACCAGAATAGGTTTTACCCCCAAATTTCCAAGATACCTTTTTAATTTTTCCTGCCATAATTAATAATTATGAGCCACAGCCAACACATTCAATGTAAGAATCAGTTGGTCTAACTCCGTTTATTTTCATTTGGATGTTATGGATCTTATCAGCAATTAACATTTGCTCACCAAAATCCTCAGTATTAGCCTTTTGTGCTTTTAACTCAGCAATTTGTTTTTCTAATTCAGCCATTACTTATTACACTTAGTGCATTTGCTGTAAGGCTTTCCACACTTACACTTTTTTTTAATTTTTGAATATGCCATTACTTATTTTTTTTAATTCTTTTTATAGTCTCTTCTTTTTTATTAGACTGTGCTAATAATTCTGCTGCTGCTGCATCAAAACCTTCATCACCTGGCTTATATGTCTTACCATTTTTAGTTACTGATCCAACACCTTTTTGACCATCTTTTCCATATGCTAACCCAACTGTACCTGATAATGATGTTTTTCTTACTGAAGTATTTTTATCTATACTTGATAATGGTTTGCCTTGAGGATTATCTGCTTTAACAACAGGAGGTTTTTTATCCTTCTTTACTTTTGCTTCCTTTACTTTTGCTTCCTTAACTTTCTTTACTGTATCTACAGTTTCTTTAACCTCGTTTTTTACAGCACTAGCAGCGTTAGTTACACCTTTTTTAATTTTGCGTAAAACCTTTCCTACTTTAGAAGGTGTTCTATTTGCTTTGTAATCTTTCTTGATTGCTGCTTGTTCGATTTTTCTTTCAAGATTCATGGCTTTACCTTCCTTCCCCATCTTTCGTAGGTAGGCAATTTTTTCCCTGAGTCTTTTAATTTTTTCTTCGTCCATGGTGAAATTATTTATTGATAAATATACTTATAGAAATTGAAGGTCACCCAAATATATAATACTTGGATTGACAACAAATTACTGTAAGTTAAATTACTTTTTATTTTTATTCTCTTCTCTCAGATAATACCAACGCTGTGCTGTATATCCAATGGATATAATAAGTAATCCGATTTTAAGCACAGTATCTATTTGTGTCATTGATATAGTAAAAGTTCCTGCGTTGAGGAGATATAATTTTAAGTCTTGCATTGTCATCTTGTTACCAAGTTTTACAGGCCCAATATCTTGCAGATGTTCGAGGCCCAGGATTATCACAGTTATGTCTTGCTCTAAATGATGATCTTCTTGCAGGGTTATTCTTTTTAATCCTCATATTAGGATCGCCAAAGTGTACTACTTTCACTTTGTCACCATCCTTGACATAGACTTTAGATTTCTTACTTGCTCTCTCTGATTTCATAATCTTATTGAGAGTTACGTTTTTCCCCTGATATAGTGCCATCATTATTAATTTGAGCCAAATATAGTATTCTACTAAAAAAAAGGTACAAATATTTGATAGTCATAATTATATAAAATAAAGATCAATAGTATATTTTTATATGTGTCTGAAGAGAAACTTATACTTTTGTTTAAAACCAACAGTTATGTCGTTAATTGAAATCTTCAACACCGAAGACTTTAACAAAATGATCTTTAATCCATTCAAGGTAAAGTCATTAAAAAATAAGTATCCAAAACTTAAAATGTTCAAGACGTTTAAAGACTCTGAAGAACAGATGATTAAGTATGTTCTTTATATGTATGATCAAAATACACCAATGAAAGAACAGTTCCCAGATCTTAAAGTTAGAAAAGAACAAGCAGCAATTTTATCTGGTTACGACTTAGTAAAAGATAATGAAAAATTGCACGATATATTCTTCTTCTTGTCTGGTAAACTAGTAGATATGGTTGATGAGTTTTTAAGAAAACAAAACAATAGAATTTGGTCTATGATTGTTTCTAATGAACAAACTTTTTTTGAATACCAAACAAAACTATTAAGTCCAGTTGAAGGAGAAAGAGATAAAGACATACTACAAGCACTCCAAATAAAATCTAAAATCATGGATGATTTAAATACCATAAATGATAGATTAGATTCTTACTACATGAAGTTATATGGAGAAGATCAAGAACTACTAAAAGTTATAAAAGCAGATAAAAGATTAACTCCAGAGTTTATTGCAAATTTATGAGTGTAGTTAATATACAGGGTATAGATTTTGATATTCCTAAAAAGGGATATGTGTATAATGTGATAACAGGTGAACAAGAAAAAAGACCTATTATAACAAATTCGTCAAAATCATCAGAACAAAAGTGGACAAGGACTACACTCCCTGAAAGTTATAACTATAAGAGAAATGAAGAGTTATCTAAACAGGAAGAAGATAAAGATTATTTTGATGTAGAATTAGAAAACTTTAGGTCACAGGAATGGGATAGAAGACTAAATGGTGTTTGGTTTATGAATAATGGTAAGGCAGAATACTTAACAGGTATGCATTACTTATTTTTAAACTGGTGGAAGATTGATATTGGATACCCCAGTTTTAGAAAAGTAGACCAAGAGTATTTTTATTTTTTACAATCATGTGTAAACAATCCTGAGTGCTTGGGGATGATAGAATTAACAAAGCGAAGACAAGGTAAAACTGTGAGAGCAGGTGTATTTATGTTTGACTTAATTTCTAGATCCAAAAATAAAAACGGTGGTATACAATCTAAAACAGCAGGTGATGCAAAAAACAATGTTTTTCAAAAATCTATAGTAAGTCCATTTAAAAAATTACCAGATTTTTTTAGACCAGTTTATGATCAATCAAAAGGTGTTACCCCAACCTCAGAATTAAGATTTTATAGAACAACTAAGCGTGGGCGAAAGTCGCTTGAGGACTTAGGAAAACCAGAACTAGAAAGTCAAATAGACTGGAAAAGTTCAGATAAATATGCATATGATGGTACAAAATTACATCGATACCTTGGTGACGAGGTTGGAAAAACTATGGAAGTGGATGTCTGGGAAAGGCACAATGTTGTTAGATTCTGTTCTGAATTGGATGGAGAATACATTGGAAAATTACTTTATACAACCACTGTCGAGGAGATGGAATCTGGTGGTGAGTCTTTTAAAAGGCTTTGGGATAATAGTAATCAAGAAAATAGAAATCCTCAAGGTAGAACTCCCAGTGGTTTATTCAGATTTTTCACACCCTCTTACAAAACCCTTTACTTTGATGACTACGGTTATGCTGACGAAGATCGTGCTAAGGAATATTATTTGGCTGAACGTACAAATCTTATTAATGATGATCGTGCTCTGTCAAGCATTATACGAAGGAATCCATTTACTATTGAAGAGGCTTTTAGAATAGATGGTGAAAAGTCTTTATTCAATGCAATGAAGTTAAATAACCAAATAGACAGGTTATCATGGAATGAAAACGCATATACTGTAGGAAATTTTGAATGGGTTGGAGATAGAGAAACAGGCCATGTTGATTTTAAACCAATGAGTAATGGAAGATTTAAAGTTTCTTATTTATTTGAGGATCAGAAAGATGCGAATAGAGTAATAAAAAGAGGTAAAAATTATTTACCTACAAGAAAAACTGAGTTTGTTATGGGGTGCGATCCCTATGATCATGATAGCACTGTAGACAATAGGAGGTCTAACGGTGCATTCTACGTTTACAAGAAACACAACTCAGTATCAAATATTTATGACAGTTCATTTATAGTTGAATATATTTACCGACCAAGTACAGCAAGACAATTTTATGAAGATGTTTTGAAGTGCTGTCATTATTATTCTTGTGATTTATTGTTCGAGGATAATAAGGTAGGTATAAAAACATATTTTGAAGACAGGGGTTACGCTGCTTTCTTGATGTACCTACCAGGAAGTATGAAGCCTGGATTAAGTGGATCTGTTAGAACGCATCAGCAAATAGCAGAAGTGACTGAAGATTATATAGAGTCGCACATTGAGAATGTGTGTTTTAAAGAATTATTAAAAGATTGGTTAGAGTTTGATATTAGTAAAACAACAAAATTTGATGCAGCAATGGCAGCAGGATATACGTTGATTGCTGATAAGCATATATTATTAAAAAACCAATTTTCAAAAGAGTCTCTAGTTGAAGCAAAAAATATATTTAAAAGACATAAGGTAAGATGATTAAATCAGAAACCAAAGCAAACTATCCCAATCATGTAGTTGATCCAAGGGATAAAAATAAAGAATGGTGTTTATCATATGCAAAAGCAGCATGGTCTGACTACACTAACCATGGAACACAGTCATTTCATAATAACAGAGGTTCTTATCCAAGGATAAAAGATTATGCTCAAGGTAATCAGTCTATAAACAAATACAAGAGTTTACTTAATGTAGATGAAACAGACAATGAATCTTGGTTTGCAATTGACTGGTCAGTGCTTCCTATTGTACCTAAATTCAGAAGAATTGCTTTAGGTAAATTAAATAAAACAGAATATAATATAACTGCAACTCCAATTGATGCAGTAGCACAATCAGATATTGAAGATTACTATAGAAGATCTAAAGCAAAAATGGATCTTAGAAAAGCAATCTCTAAATCTGCTCCAGGGATGGAAGAGTTTAGTGCCTTAAAACACAAACAAGGTGAACCTCAAGACGATGAAGAACTTGAGATGCACATGGATTATACCTATAAGCATAATGCATCTATTGAGATGGAACAAGGAATCGACCTGGTT